ATGTTGATGGTAATACATTATTTGACTGTGAGGTTAAGGAGGCATCCAATTATAAGATAAGGAAGGGCGAGAAATTCTTTCACATTCCTGTTGAAGACGCATACATGGTGGACATGACATATGAGAGCGATAAGAGCGATAGTTGATATTGAGACAGACGCTATCAAAGCAACCAAGATACACTGTATCGTAGCAAGGAACGCAGACACAGGACAGACAAGACACTGGATAGGAGATCAGTGTGGTGAGTTCAGGGAGTGGTCAAAGAAAATAGATACCTTTATTATGCATAACGGTATCAGCTTTGACGCTCCCCTTCTTAATAAGTTTACCGGTTCTGATATTAAATTAGAGCAGATAGAAGATACTCTTGTTAAATCACAACTATATAATCCTGTACGTGAAGGAGGACATTCCCTTGAGTCGTGGGGAGAATTTCTGGGACATAATAAAGGAGATTATAATGACTTCACAACATTCAATAAAGACATGCTTAAGTATTGCCACATTGATACGCAACTTACTGGGGAACTTTCTGATTATCTCCAAGAAGAAGGTAAGAAGTTTTCACCCAAGTCTTATGAGTTAGAGCGTAGTGTACGAAGTATTGTTGATAAGCAGCAGGACAATGGTTTTGCTTTTAACCTAGCCGGTGGAATGATACTGGAAGCTAAGCTTCTGGATGAACTCTATGGCCTTGAGGAGGAGGCTGATAAGATGTTTCCCCCTACCGTTATGGAGCTTAAGACAAAGACTAAGGAGATACCTTTTAATATAGCAAGTCGCAAGCAGATCGCTGAACGACTGATGGAGAAGGGGTGGAAGCCTAAGAAGAGGACTGATAAGGGTAATGTGATTGTCAACGAAGCAGTGCTTGATACAATTAATATGCCAGAAGCTAAGATGTTCTCCCGTTACTTCCTGCTACAGAAACGTACCGGCCTGCTGAAGGCATGGATACAGGCATGTAGCGAACAGGACAGGGTTCATGGCAGAGTGTTAACCCTGCGTACTATTACTGGAAGGATGGCACATCACGGACCTAATATGGCTCAGGTCCCAGCCGTCTATAGTCCCTATGGAAAGGAGTGTCGGGAACTGTGGACAGTATCAGATACCGACACCCATCAGCTTGTAGGCACTGATGCCAGCGGCCTTGAACTTAGATGTCTTGCTCACTACATGAACGATGCTAAATTTACTGCTGAAGTTCTGACAGGTGATGTGCATACAGCTAACCAGAGGGCAGCAGGTCTAAGCAACCGGGATCAGGCAAAGACGTTCATCTATGCATTCCTGTACGGGGCTGGTCCTGCCAAGATAGGCAGCGTTGTTGGTGGCTCTGCATCTGATGGACGTAATCTTATTGCAAAGTTCCTGAAGAATATGCCAAAATTTAACAAACTACGTAAAGATATAGGTGCAGTGGCAGCATCAGGAACTATACGAGGTCTTGATGGACGTATGCTGCATATAAGACATGAACATGCCGCCCTGAACACCCTCCTACAGGGAGCAGGGGCTGTGGTGTGTAAGCAGTGGCTGGTTGAGATGGACCGGATGGTCTGGGAGCATGGTCTTGATGCCAAGCTTGTTGCCTCAGTACACGATGAGTATCAGTTTGAGGTAGCCAAGCCAGACATAGAAAGCTTTACCAAAATAACAAAGGAGGCTATGTATGCCACAAAAGAAATCCTGAACTTCAGGTGCGACCTTGACTCAGACTTTAAGGTTGGAAATAATTGGGCTGAGACGCATTAATGTGTTGACACCCTGATATGTGACGTGGTATAATACACTCGTTGTTTAGTTAGTAGTAGACGACCACCGGGGAATGATCCCCATCATGGCTGCATCAGAGCAGCACCAACAAGGAGACTATTTTATGAACGATCCAATTTACATTACCGGCAAGTGCCACTATGCTTCTATCATTGAGCCTAACACCAAGTTTGAACCTGTGTGGAGTATTCAGGTTGAGGTGAACGATGAGAACCGTTCTGTCATTGAAGGAGCCAATCTTCCCATCTCCAACAAGGAAGACGAGCGTGGTGACTTTGTTACTATCAAGCGTAAGGTTATGCGAAGGGACGGTACGGAACGTCACCCGCCTATTGTTAAGGATTCTCAGAACAATCTCTGGGATGGTAAGCTGATTGCGAATGGTAGCCTTGTTAATGTAAAGGCGATCCCCTACGATTGGAACTATGCTGGAAAGTCTGGGGTATCCTCCGATCTTGCAGCCGTACAAGTAGTAGATTTTATTGAGTATGAAGGAAGGAGTGAAGATTTCGCCCCCGTTGTGGGAGGCTATGTCCAAGAAGTTTCAGCAGAAGCCGCTCCGTTTTAACATAACATAGGAGGTATGGGGGAGTGTTGCTGTAGTGGTCAGCACTCCCCTTCTCATATCATGAAGACAATAGAAACTCTTGTAGAAGATATATACGGGCTATTCAACCTTACTCCCATAGATATGGAGGAGGCGGAGGTTGATAAGCACATTGATGCTTTTGGAGAAATGCTTAAGATACATATCAAAGATTTTCTTTATGAGGTGCCCAGAGATCGTGGCAACCTGCGCCTATCAGCCATTGGTAAGCCGGACAGGAAGCTGTGGTACGATGTTAACAAACCTCTTGAGCAAGAGGAGCTACCCCCTGCCACCAGAATTAAGTTTCTCTATGGGTATATTCTGGAGGAACTCCTCCTGCTCTGCTCCACCATTGCAGGGCATACGGTCATAGATCAGCAAAAGGAAGTTGTTCTGGAGGGGGTCATTGGTCATCAGGACTCAATCATTGACGGTGTTCTGGTTGACTGCAAGTCTGCCAGCGGTCCCGGCTTTGATAAGTTTAAATATAATAAACTAACAGAGGACGACCCTTTTGGTTATGTTGCACAGGTATCTGCCTATGCAGCCGCCAACAATCTGGATCGTGCTGCCTTCCTTGCCATCAACAAGTCAACCGGAGAAATATGTTTATCACAACTGCACAGTATGGATATGATCAATGCCAGAGAAAGAATCAAACATCTTAAAACTATGGTCACTGAGAGTGCTGTACCTGATAAGTGCTATGCCGATCTACCTGATGGTAAGTCTGGCAACCGTAGGCTTGCTATTGGTTGTGTTTATTGTGAGCATAAGAGAGACTGTTGGTCTGATGCTAATGGCGGTCAGGGGTTACGTGCGTTCCAGTATTCACAGGGCAAGAGGTATCTTACGCAGGTAGGTAAACAACCTGATGTCGCTGAAGTTACAGTTTAAATGTTTGGAAAGCATCACTGGGTTGGCGAGGTAAATCCTGATGTTTACTATGGTTTTGTTTATCTGATAACAAACACCGTCACTGACAGGAAGTATATTGGCAGGAAATTCTACCATACCTATAGAAAAAAGAAGCGAATAAAGGAATCTAACTGGAGAGTATACGCAGGATCATGCAGACCTCTTCAGGAAGACATGAAACGCCTTGGCAAAGATAAGTTTACCTTTGAGATTATCTGTAATTATAAGACAAGGGGTGGTGTGGTAAGCGGAGAGGTACATTTCCAGACAGACAATGATGTACTATCACCGGAACTTCTGCCCTGTGGTGAGCGGCTGTACTACAATGGTCAGCTAGGCAATGTAAAGTTTATAACTCCTGAGTTTCTTAGTGCCGAAACTCGTGCTAAGATGAGCGCTGCTAATAAGGGAGAGAAAAATTCTAACTATGGAAAATCCCACAGTGCTGAAGTTCGTGCGAAGATGAGTGCTGCTAGTAAGGGAGAGAAAAATCCTCAATATGGCAAACCTGTCAGTGCTGAAACCCGTGCGAAGATAAGTGCTTCCCTTGTGGGAGAGAAGCATCCTCAATATGGCAAACCTGTCAGTGCTGAAACCCGTGCGAAGATAAGTGCTTCTCTATCCAAAGGACCATATCTTATATCTTTTAAAGATGGTCATACTGAAGAATGGCAAGTTTTATCTAACCAAGATGGATATCATAACTATGCTTTATATCGTGTTCT